GTTACATGTTTTTAGTATTATCTACTATCTTATCTAATTTCGATCCTAATTCAAGGATAGGCTTTGTGTATTTTACGATATCCTCCAAATAACCGTTAGTAATCACATGCTGATTCAAGATATTACCTAACGTAGCATTACCCTCCGTTGAAATAGAAACCAAAGATCCTATGCCGACAACAACATTTATCATCTGGCTCTTTATTTCTTCATTTGAAATCTGCAAGGCAGTAAAACGTCCATTCAATTCCTCTCCGGTATCTTGAGACATGGTTTGGAAACCTTTGCTGCTTGCGGACTGGGAAGCTGCTTCCTGTGAAATCTTGTCATATCCGGTTGCTGCGGCAAGCTCGTCACGTAGTTTCATGGCTTCTTCCACATACTGCATATATTCATCTTGCAAGGCTTTCCTTTCCTCTTCGGTCAGCTCGTTATCCTCCATGCTGGCACCAAACTTTTTCCACCAATCCTCCAACTTTTCGCTGTATAACTCACCAATCTTATTGGAAAGCATGGCACGCATGAAGTATTCTGATATATCTTCCGATGCTGCCTTCGCATCGTATTTCATATCCATAAGATTGTCAACAAAACTATCATACATAGAATCAAATGACATTCCAGTCAGACCCTCGTAAAGTTCATTCGTCAGTTCTTCCAACGTACCAGCTTGATCAATATAGTCATTCAACTTATCAGTCAGACGGTCACCGTATCCACCTTTACCGGTATTCTGAATGGTTTCCCACATATCGACTGTCTCACGAAGCATTTTCATTTCTTCTGGGGTAAGATTCCAGATATCACCATTCCAATCACGACCAATCTTGCCACTCAGACGGTCTATCTGTTCCTGAGAAAAACCGCCCCAATAGTAATTCCAGCTATGATGAGAACCAGAATAACGTGCTTGTTCCTGCGCTATACGCTTGTAATTATCAATAGTTTCTTTTTGATACTTATAAGCATCCCGGTATGCGGCAACAGACTGCGTTCCCTTGCTTGCCTTCATTTCGTCAGTCAAGTCTTCAATGGCAGTTTGTAACGTCTCGTTACGGTCCGTCAATCTGTTAATGGCTTCTTCGACCTCTTTTTTATTACCGCCAATACCAAACAAAGAATTAAACCCTCCGAATGAGATTGCATTCAGGATATTACCTATACCGTCCCTCAATGACCTGCCGATTGTGACAAACAAATCCCCTGACAAGACATCACTGATAATTCCACTGACTGCATTTAGAACAGCGTCAAGCAGACCACCAACAAGATCACTCAATCCGTCTTTGAGTACGTCAATGATGGACAGAATCCATCCGACAATGGGAACCTCTTGAAGCGATTCCGATGTCTTGCCTATGACATCCTTGAATCCGTTCACGGTTTTGATAATTCCGCTATACGCATTATACAACCCGCCGGATGAAATCTGCTGCAAACCTCCCAACAGATTTTCCATGCTTGCTTTCAATCTGGTGGCGGTATCGGCTACATTCTGCTGGGCTTGGTTGGCGATATCTGTCTGTGTCTTCACATTGGCGGATGCAATGTCAGCATTCTGCCGTGCTATATCAAGAGCATTCGCTGCAACCTTCTTTTCTTCTTCTGTTCCACTCTTCTGCGCTTTGGCGTAATCATCCTGTGATTTCTTTAATTTTTCCAAAGCGGCTGTTTCAATCTCTATGGCATTGATACGGTTTTGTTCGGCTATCTGATAGGCTTTTACATCCTCTCCAAGTTTCTTGAAATTCACCCCACTTGTACCACCTAAAGACTTTTCCATCTGGCTGATGGCGTCAATCAATGATTTCTGGCTCGCCTGATCGGAGTTCTTGAACTTGTCAGTCCGTACATATTTTTTTGCTTCGTCCAAGGCGGGCTTTATCATGTCGGAAAACATGGAACCAAACTCACCAAACACAGTAACCCAATCTATATTGGCTTTTATGGCTTCTGTTTCCTTGTTCTGTATGGCAACATCACGTTGTTTCTCCAGCAACTTTACTTGTGCACTATTAACACCGCTTTCTTCCTGTGCTTTCCTTATTTTTTCCGCATACTCTTGGGCGATAGCCAATTTCTGCTGCTGGAACGTGCCATATTCTTTCAAGTAGTCGTTCAAAGCCTGTTGTTCGGCTTTAAGTTGCTCCTTGGTTACATTAGTAATATCTTTATCTCTCATGCTTTCGGCATTGGCATAAGCTTCCGAGATTTCCCGTGCCTGCTTGTCGGTCAACTTGCCATTACCGGCTTTGCTCCATTCTTCCTCCTGTTTTCTTATCGCATCAATCTGTTTCTGATAATCAAGGTCAATCTGTTTCAATTTCTTTTCCGTGCCTTCTCTCATCAGGTTGATTTCATCTTGTTGATTCTGACGGCGGAGAGAAATAAATTCTTCATCTAACTTTTCCTGATTCTCCTTCTGCTTCTTCGCCAGATTTTCCTGTCTGGTCAATGAACTTCCGGTTACTCCTCCCAGCTCCTTGTATGCCTTTTCGGATGTTTCCATCTTATCTTTGGCTTCTTTCACCTGTTTCGATGTAGCCTTCTGATCTTTGATTAATGCCTCATACCCTTTTTTCGCTTTCTCCCATTCGGCTTTAGCATTTGCCAAATCTTCCTGATATGTAGTTTCTTTTGTTTCCTGTCTGTTCTCAACTTCTAATTGGGCATTGATTTCCGACAAGACATCTTTCCTTGCGTTTGCTAATTCATTTTTCAGGTCTTCGATACGCTGCGCTTGGACCTTCATTTCGGAACGGTTGTTTTCCTTTTTAGCTAAATTATAAGCCCATTCCGCACTCTTTACCTGTTGTTCCAAAGATTCGACTATAGCCTGTTTTGACTGTGTTCTGGATTTTACGACCTCTTCATTATATGCTTTCCAAAAACCTGTCAAATCTTGTATATGACCTTTCTCATCAACATATTTCCTAAAGAGTGCCGGATATAGTTCCTCAATGTCTTTCAGGGCTTTGAGTTTAGTAGTATCGGCTTCCACCTCGCTATTAATGGTACTAACAAGATCCTCCAAAGTACGTTTCCTTTCTTCCTCGTCCGTGTTGAGTTTTTCTATTTTCTTGTTATATGAATCTAAAGCACGTTCTGCTGACGTTGTATTATCGGATAACGACCACATGGCAGCTCCAAGCCCCACCACAGCAGTAGCCAACAAAACATATGGATTAGTAAGCATGACAGCGTTCAATGCTTTTTGTGCCGTTGTCTGCAAAACCAACCATCCGTAGTGGGCACGTTCGGCAACAGTTAGGGCGGCAATACCTGAAGCTTGTAAAGCTTGTAAAGCCGTGACTGTCATCACAGCCACTTTATATGCGCCATAAGTTGCTATAAGACTAATAAGGATTTTCCCTACTTTCTCATAATTTTCAACCAAATAAGAAACACCGGACAGAGCTTCGTTTATAATTCCCTCGTTGGCTTTTCCTATTTCATTGAACATTGTGGAGATAGAATCCTCTATATTGCTTATCTGCCCAGTAATTGTTTTGGATTGTTCCTGCATAAGGTTGTAGAACATTCCTCCCTCATTTGTAAGGTTTTGAATAACTTTCTGGACTTCCGGGAATCCCACTTTCCCTGCTTCAACTAGACTTTTTACTTCTCCTTCTGCTACTCCGAATACTTTTGCCAATTCGCGAATCATAGGAATACCACGACCTGTAAACTGATTTAAATCTGCGGTATATAACCGTCCTTGCGTCATGGTAGTACCATAAAGATAAACGAGATCTCCTAGAGGCTGTGATAGACCTGCCGCAATATTACCAAGACGTATCAAATCATCATTAACATTCTCAACGTTTTCACCGTAAGCAAGAAGCTGTTTAGCTCCATTTGCAACTCCTTGCAAATCAAACGGTGTAGTAGCTGCTGTTTTGATCAATTGCTGCATGAGGGCATTCGCCTTATCCTCACTGCCAAGCATTGTCTTAAATGCAACTTCCAATTGTTGGAACTCTCCTCGGACTTGTGCTATATTTGAAATTAATTCTTTTGCAGTAAAACCAGCTCCGAATGCTGCGGCAGCTCTAGTCATACGGTTAAACAGTTCTTCAATACCTAAACCGCTTTGCTCTATTTGCTTGGACGTGTTTTTTACACCATTCTCTACTTCACGAAGTCTACGTAAGAAATTAGAATTATCACCTGTAATGTCAAAATGTATTCCAGCCATAGGTCTTTTCGATAAAAATAGTTCCGTGCAACATCACACGGCATTGCAAATATAACAATAAAATGACATAGTTAGAGCCACAAAACACACAAAATATATTCAACGGTTTATTTTCCCATCTTTAATTTTGTTTATATTATTATATAAATATATATTTGTACAATATTACAAAGTAAAAAGCAGAGCAATGGATTTTAAAGATCAAGTTGTACAGCTATCTGATAATATAAAAAAACAAAAAGACAAGATAGCCACTGAAGAAGCTACAAAAAACGCATTTATAATGCCAATGATTGCAGCTTTAGGTTACAATGTTTTTAACCCTTTTGAAGTCGTGCCTGAAATGGATTGTGACTTAATAAAGAAAAAAGGAGAAAAAATCGATTATGCCATAATGAAGGATGAAAATCCTATACTTCTTATAGAATGCAAACACTGCAAGCAAGACCTAAACCTGCATGACACCCAACTACAAAAATATTTTGTAGCGTCAAAAGCCCGTTTTGGCGTGCTTACCAATGGGATAGAATATAGATTTTACACCGACTTGGAGAAAATCAATATTATGGATGAGAAACCTTTTCTTATCGTGAACATGCTTGACTTATCAGATGCGGATATAGAGCAACTAAAGAAATTCCATAAGTCATATTACAATGAAGAGGATGTTCTAAGTACGGCAAACGAGTTGAAATACACAACAGAAATAAAATCGATATTGAATAACGAATTTGCATCACCGACAGCAGAATTTGTTCGGTTCTTTGCACGTCAAGCCTACACTTCAGGGCAAATCACATCAAAGGTGATAGATATGTTTACCCCACTCGTTAAGAAATCCATCACATCTGTTATTAATGATATTATTTCAGATAGACTAAATACAGCTATAAAAAACAGCGAGCAAACATCTGACTCACCCCAAACGATAGACAATACATCCATAAATACTTCCACAGAAGATACAGAAGAGAAACTCCCGGACGGAGTTGTATACATGGATAAAGAATCCGGTGTCGTAACAACACAAGAGGAATTAGATGCCTACAACATCGTAAGAAGCATCTTAAGAAAAAGCGTGGATGTGGCACGCATAACCTATAAAGACTATAAAAGTTACTTCGTTGTAAATATTGATAACAGCCAATGGTACTGGATATGCCGTGTTTCTATCGGAACAAGAAAAAAGCAAATAGGAATACCGGCAGACCAATATAAGAACTGTGAATGGATTCAGATCGACAACGTGGATGATATATTCAAATATGCAGACAGACTTGAAGAAGCACTTAAAATGGCAATAAAAAGTTGTGAACATTAAAATTAACATTAGTATTTACATTATGAAGAAGAAAGTTTTATTTTTACTGACCGTATTTCTTTATTCAATAACAGCTTTTGCTCAAGAAAAAAAAGAAGTTATCATTAAAGCTGGTACAATTGTTCCTTTGGAATCCATAAGTAATGTCAGAGCCTCCAAAGCACATGAGGGGCAGAATATTGATTTTAAAGTTTCCAGAGATGTTATCATAGACAAGGTTGTAGCCATACCGGCCGGAACTATAGCCAAGGGGGTAGTGTATGAGGCGAAAAGATCTGCATGGTTTGGAACCAAGGGAAGATTAGGAATCAGGATGCGCTATTTAACTTTGCCATCTGGTGATAATGTGAACTTCTCATCATCTGAAGTATATATAACAGGAAAAAACAGGACTCCTTTATCTGTTGTAATATTCTGCTGCACCTGTATCCCTCTGCCTTGTGGTTCCAAGGCTGAGATGAAAATCGGTTATGAGTTTGATGCATCAGTAGCAAACAATACCGTAGTAATAGTAGAATAGTCATTTTCTGATTATCCTATTTCACCGATAAATCGCGAGAGTTTTTGTATAACCCTCGTGATTTTTTTGCCTTTTATTTGTCGCACTGTTCTATTTGTCGTATTCAATCCCATTTCATAGCTTTAATTTTTGCCATATTCTCAGGATCATCGGCATTGATTACATTACGGTCTTGAGGTATGTTAATTCGCTTACGTTCCTTGTCAGACAAATATATGGATGTTACGGAATCGGCAAGAAGCAATTGTAAATTGGCATAGCTAATACCCCAAACAACATATTCAAAAGTCCATCCGTACCGTTGACAAGCGGCATCTATCAATGTGCCATATATGCTTTTACCACCAAAGACCAAAGAATTATTATCCTTCTTCGCTTTCATGGCTTTAGCCTGCCATTCTTTCTCCTTATCAATTCCAAGATGCTTGACATATGTTGATATATCACCTTCAGGCAATACCATAACCAACAGTTGTGCCATGCTGTCATCGTCAAGCTCCTTGCAGAAGAAATCGCACCTTTCCTGTACGAGATTGCAGTCAAACAGCTCATCTTTCCTGTTGATGGTATGATAGGACAAAATACGGCACACGATTTCTTTTTTCTCTTGGCACAGTCTCAACGCTTCCATATACGGATTAGCCTTGATAATTTCCAGATTTATGCCAAGACACTCCACAAGCCTTGATATTAGGTATGTTTTTCCAAGAGTAACCGGATATAAATAAAACTGGCATTGATTTACTTTAAAACCATGCGGACGTTCAATTATAGTATCCGCAATGTTCATGTCTATAAGCTTCTTATCTTCTGACATAACGGTTCTTGTTTTTTAATTAATGCCGACTATCTTCACAGACAATCGGCATGAAAAGACGTATGAATAACAAATCAAATTTTCAAAATCGAGCGGAAACACAGATTCGGACTGTAACCTCATATCTGGTTGATATGCATGCGACCATTACACCATTTCCGCAAAACACGTGAGTACAAAGCCCCCACGCTTGGCATTACCTATCAAAAACTTATTACCCTGCAGGGGAATTGGGAGCAACTTCAAATTTATCTCCGTCTCCGGATTCGTCTTCCGGATCACATTCAATCTTAGTCGGCTTACCAGAAGTAGGCGTTGTTATAATCTTGCCCCATTGAATCTGTTTTTTGTCCGAACCCGGCTTCAAGGCATCAAAAGTATACGCCCAAATACCACCATCTGCCGCTGTAAATGAATCCTCAACAGAAACGGTAGTTTTCTCCATACAAAATCCCTGAACATCAGGATCTTCAGGCTGTAAAGCAACAGCATAATTATGTGCTACCACTCCATCACTATCACTTATAGGACGCTTACGCCCTTTTGCAGCACGAATATTGAAAGTAAGAGCATAGGTGTTTTTCCCATACTTTACATCCTCGTTTTCTCCTCCTTCAATCTTTGCTTCTTTCTTGTCACCTTTTGTCGTTGTCAACTGTGTGGAATCCTCTACCGGAGTAGGCAATTCTTCCCATGCAGGTGATGTCGCATCAAGGTCTTTAATAAAAATACGGGGCTTACCCCATCCGATTACTGCCATAGTTCTATATTGCTTAATATAGTTAATACTTATTCATTATTTATCTCAATATACAGCTTGTTGTTGATGAAATGTTCCGTGTGTCCATCCTCAAAAGAAACACCTGTTGGATTGGTTTTCTGACTGCATTTCGAAGGCACAGTATGATACTCATCTTTCCGTATAAAAAAAAGGAACTTGCATAATTCGCATAATTCACCGACACGTTGGGTATTCTTTTCCCATGCCTTTGTTCTAGCATTCCATTGGTCCCTAACATAAACATTGACATTTACATAAGCTCTTTGAATCTGCCCACACCCCTCATTAGCAAGTATAGATATAACTATATCCTCTTTATCTGATTTGTTAGGCCTTCCTCTGTCACTCAATTTACCGGTAACATTCCGTTCAAGGTCAGTACCTTTAATTTTGTGATAGACAAACTTTGCAATATCAATATCTGATTTCATCATTTGGCAATCTGTCTCTTTAATTTTTCAAGCATCTTGGGAACTTGGTCTATTGACCATAATTCCGTTGATGCAAGTACATCTTTGTTATCCATCGCTTCCACGTATTCAGCATAGTTCATTCCGGCAACTATAACAAGCACATAGTCATTAGAATATCTTTTTACGATGTCCTCAGCTAGATCTTTTCCAACTTTTACGCCTTCTGAACCTTGCTTTACTTGGTTAAAGTCTGAGTATTGGACAATATTACCATTATGGGATATTACATAACCTACCGAACTACGAAGATTACCGGACCGGTCATACCAACTTTTATCACCTTCCCTGTCGCGTACTCTAGTCACACATTGTTCACCGAGATACGACAAAGCGCGTATTGTTAATCTTTCAACCCGTTGTGACTCCTTCATAAGTGTATTATGAATTTCATCAAGTTTGGTAGCCATTCTTATACCCATATCCTAAACCCAAATTTTACACTGAAGCTGGTAACGATGAAAACCTTTCACTTCAAATTCCCTTTCAATTTCTCCGGTAAAATTAATCTTAACCCTGTCTCCAATAGTAAACGTATGACAATTACTTGGAAGATAAACAGTGTATGAATAGCTTCTTACAACACCATCCTCAAACTCTCTTTGTTCCGCTTTTCCAGCAGGTACGGCATCACAAGGTATCGCGCCTTTCCATTCAGAGGAACCGGGATGATAATCGCCATTTTCGTCATCATATCCAGAACCGGATACAAGATATGACAAACGGTGGGGTTTTCTATTCAATACTGCCATTCTACAACAAACAATCACCTACATACACCATCGACTTAAGCTCCAGTTCTACCGAAGGCTCACCAATAGTATTGTAGATAGAGTTAACACGTAACAAAATACGTTCCTTGTCTTTATCGGACAAAGCCCCGAAGGACTTGTCCGCTTCAGAGAAATTGATAGCCTGAACCAAAGACCAAAGACAATCAGCTAAAGCCCCCTGATATTCGTTGGAATGAGCTATGTCGCAATCAAAATCATCATCGCCATTGAGATTACGTTTAATCATCACATTCTCTACAAACCCAATAGAAATCGGATAGTGTATTTCGTCTATGAGAGCTTGCTGTATTGTCTTCATGGCTTATTCTGATTTATGAGATTCAACTGCAGATTTCAATTTCGCTTCGTCAAAGTCATTCAACCTGTTCACGGCGGCAATCAGCTTGTCATCTGCAATAGTTGAAGCTAGATTTTTGCCTGTTATTTTATTAAATTCATTGACAAACTCCGACTTCTTGTAAGTATTTCCCCAAATAGTAATTTTCACATCACTTGAGTCAGAGCTTTCAGATGATGTGTCAACAACTTGAGCTTCCGAAACATCGTAGACATAAATCTGGTCTACATCCTCGATGATAGGAGCGACAAAAGACTGGCTAGAAGTAATCTCGCGCAACGGGTTTACAAGCGAATACTTGGAAATCAGCTTGTACGTATCCACCAACTGGTAGGTTACGCTCTTCACAGGATTAGTCTGTTCCGCTAGACGTCCGTAGACCAGCGTACCGACAACCTCGTTGCAGATGAAGACGAGACGGTTTGCGTTCCACGGCTTCACGGAGGTTTTCTTTCCGTCCTGCTCAATGACAACAGAGCGGTCTATCACCTTGAAGGTGATACCGTTGTTGTCGTCGGCAAAGGCTTCGTTGAACTTCGTTGCCGTAGGAGTTGGCAGGATGGTTTCAGCCGTAAATGACTGTCCGTTGTAATTTGCGACCAATTCTTTTGCACCTTGAGTCTGACGAAGTTTGTCGAACATGGACTTGGCAATGCAGATTTGGATAATCGTGTTTCCGTCTGCATCTGCCTTTGCAATCACACGCTTGATGTCTTCAAGAGAAATCTCATTTTTGACAGTTGCCCCAAAGGAGTTTGCCGAGAGATAGTTGAAATTCAGTCTCAACAATGCGTTCGGATTGTCTTCGTCCTTGATTGCGACATACCCGTTGGACAGCGCAAACAGGAAGTTGTATTCGTTGCGCTCGTCTATGCCGACGGAACATGCAACGGAATCGTCCGACAGCTTCTTGACGATAAGCTGGGCATTGCCTCCCTGCGCCTCCATGACATTGATGTTGTTGATGTCGGACTCCTTCAGGATTTTCGACATTCCGATTTTGGGTAGCTTCCCGTTGGCGGAAGCGATGCTGTCACGAGACTTGATTGGCAGCTCCGAGTCTACCGCAACGAAATCCGCTGCGACATAAGTCGTATTCACGGACGTGCTCTCCCATTTGTTGTCCGGTGAGAACTCTGTACGGAGCATAGCGTTCTCACCTTTGTGCAGGTAAGTAAGATTCTTGTTTCTCTTACCGTTTACCTTCTCAATAAGCCGCTGCAATTTCGGGAAAAACTTGGCGACATATTTCGCGAATAATGATTCATTCATAAGTTACCTCCTTTTTTAGTCGTGTTCAAAAACAAGGGTCGGGATTGCCGTCTTCAAAGCCACCTTGATGGTGTCAAGCGGATAAGGGCTTGCCACATCATTCACGACTCCGGTGTGCATAATCGACACGAACGGCTCTTTCACGGATTTGGTTGCGACACATACACCTACGTATTCATGACTACCCGGCAAACTTTCATAAGCATCCCCGGCAGAATTTACTGGCATAGGCTTATATGTGTCATTTTCCGTATTGTGGATAATTACGTGTCCGGCACGTATATATTCTCCTTTGAAACCACTTACATCCAATACTTTGCCGCCTTGAATCCCAGCAATGTATTTGCGAATGACTATCGGGTCGTTGCCAAACCCGAACGATTCAATTGTTCCTACATCTACTACGCTCATGTTAAATTCATTTTTTAGTTTTACAAATCAGCCAAAGCGTCTATTTCTGCATCGCTAAATGGCTCGTCTTGTTTTCCTGAACCCTTACCACCAGCAACAGGAGGATTTGTCAATGTAGCCAAACCAGCATCCGCACGCTCTTGGTTGTAGTTTTTCAGGTCTTCCTCAACTTCCGAATAAAACTCGTCAAACTCCTCATCGGTTTCAAACTTCATGCGGTCGAAACTTTTCAAGATACGACTGCCGAAAGAACCCGAATCTTTGAGCAACTCATTGAGTTTGGATTTTCTTGATGTAGTGACTTTTTCACCTTTCAATACCGAAATTTCATTGGTAAGTGTATCAACCTTATCAAGCAATCCTTTTGCCCATGCCGGAGCATCATCATTCTTTTTATTTTGTTGAGGATCATTTTTATTTGAACCCGTCTGGCGATTGTTTGAAGTATTCGATGATGTATCATCGTCGCCATCGGTTTCGTCATCGTCATTCTTTTTGCGGTTTTCTTCGATTACTCGGTTTGCAAAAGACTGGCTGACTTGCAGGTAGGGGAGAACCGCATCAATAGCTGCTTCAATTTCTGCGTTTACGTCCTCATCGGAGGCATCATCTGTGGAGGTTAGGTTATCGGCAATTCTAGCAGCGATACCCATCACCTCTTTTTTATTGAACCCGAACGCCTTCACTTTCGGTTTCAATTTCAACAAAACCTGTTGTTTTCTATCCATTGTACAATGTTTTAATTAATAAAAACGGCCTGCAAAACATTACATGCAAGCAGACCGTCAACCTTCTTAACCAATACATTAAGAGCAATGAATGTATTCACGACAAGTTCGGTTGCATGTAACTTCACATGCTTTATGCAAATATACGAAAAGTGACGCTTTTAAAGCCATTTTTATGTGTTAAACTATTATAATAAAACGCACGGCACGAAAATAATCTTGTACTCCGTGTTATGAAACTGAATGTATCTGTATATAAGCAGTTATTATTTAAGATATGACGGGTTATCCTTTAAAAAATATGGCAAAGTTCCATTTCTCTTTGCATCTGCTATGCGTTGGGAATTTGTGCCAATCCACTGTTTAAATGTATTCGGTACATCCTTGACTTCATTCACACTTTCAGTCGTAGATTCACTTCTACCATCCCATTCCCAAAACTCTTCTTCTGTTTTAAGGATAGGTATTTTATAGCATAAATCATTCGGATGCCAGCCAGTCCAAACGAAATCTTTAGGATATTTACCTGCTAACCTATCGCATATATCCCCATGTGGCATACGGTGATGATGTGAAGAGCTTAGCTTTATTTCGTACCCCACAACGAAATCCATTTGTTTCCAACGCTCATTTTCAGCAGTCCGGTAAGCCATGTTAATTTCAGATCGAGCCAGCCGGATAGAACGGTATTCGCAATCTTTTAAATGCTCGGCACTTCCGTACTTATTTTTGTAGTCTTTCTGAAGCAATGGAAAATCAAGCAGATATTTGGAGATTTGTTTACTCAAAGTAATAGCACTTGTTCCTTTCTGAATAGCGCAAGATATAGCGGCTTCAAGTTCTTGTTTATAAACGGTTGACTGCTGCCAAAGTTTTGCAGAGACATTAAAGCCTTTATCCTTGCGGTTTTGGAACGCTTTCAAAGCATCAGAGTTAACTTGATATAAGACTTTGTATTTTTCCCCATCAACTTGGGCATTATAAGCCCTTAGAACTTTATTTGTCATCAAGTCTTGCACTTCATTACTATTCTTCCATTCTTCACTAGTACCTCGATAGATAATCGCACCCATATCATCCACGAATTGCGCCTGTATATCGTCTATCTGTTTCTTGGTTTGTGGATAGTCCGACCACTTGAACGGCTTTTCGCTGTCAGCGGAATAATCGGTACGTGACACCGCTTTTGCCGCCTCCAAATTCAATGTGTCGTATATCTGCTCAACCAATGCCACATACTTGTTGAGCCTCGTGTTAAGCTCTTGATATTTCTTTTTCTGATTCGGAATCTTAGGCTTTGGCATATTAGTCTATTTTTAATCTGTTTTTGAAACAAGCAGAAAAAATACGGGGGTAAGACAAAAAAGGTTGTTCTATTTTTAAGATTGGCTCATTTTTGTCTTGAACTTGTCACATACGTCACGGTTAAGAAAGCGGCTGGAAGTGAAAAACGGACAACGGCACATGAAGAACTCACCTTTCAAGTTCTTCTCATGTCGATCATAGCTATGCACGCAATCCCGACAATGATACTTAGATTGTGTTATTGCCTTTTTTGCCATATACAAATTTATTCTTTCTTTTATCAACCATTGGATATAAATAATGCTTTGTTATAATTTTACCACAGATAGGACAATCTTGTACAACATATTCTACCGTAATTACCTTTGAATGTTTTTTTATATTTATTCCTCCTCAATTCTATCAGGTGCCGGCATTTCTAGCAGCCTGATAGCCTTAATCGTTTTTCTACCTTCCAAGATAGCTTTGCATAATCTATGGTATCCGTCTGCTATTTGTCCTACTTCATCCAATATAATAGGGTGGTCTAAAGAACAATCACGAACACGTTTGCATTGAAAGATGAAGCTATGAAGCTGGCTGCACTCAAATGGCTCAACAGTCAGGTCTATATTCCACAGTGGCATATCACGTACTGGGTATTCCTTTGCTTTCGCAAAATCATAAAGTGTCCGGGCTTTCCAGACCTTGTTCCCACGGCGATATTCGCTTTCAGCGAAAGTCATATTATCTATTGGTACTTTCATGCTATTTACTTATTTAGCAAGGTGCGCCAGCGTTACAGACACCCAACGCACCCGTTACACTTTCTACATGTGGCAGATAGGCTATTGAACAATCTCCCAATCATCGGCAAACACATCGCTAATAGACGGAACCCATGAATCAGCACGCCCGGTGTTCTCGTTGTAAATAAGGCATTGACTCGTATAGTCAATGAAACCTTTGCCTTTCAGAATAAGGTCTTTTGCTGATTGCGGAAGAGATTGCATCTTGGGGATAACATCACTCTCTATATGAGCTGGAACCTGTTTGAATACCATTAATCCTTTCCCGTTCCATCCACTTCTACGGATAGCGCCACCTTGTTTCAAAACTTCTATAGCATCACCGAAACAGATAGGAGTTTCTTCCTTGACTTCTCGATATGATTCTTCAAACAGTTCTTTGGGTGACCAACTTTCATAGCCATATTCAGTACGAGTGTGATATCCTAGTTTATAAGACTCATTCTCTTCTATTTCACTTTTTACCAAGCCTTTACTGCAAGCTTCACCCAATGTCATAGGCTCGGCTTCAATCTGTTTTGTTCCAATGTACTTTTTCATATCTATAAAAATTTAATCATTCTCCGGGAGTATATGTGCCAGTAATCGGGGCAGTGCTATCATCATCCAAATGTGCCATACCTGTAATGGTTGTTCCGGCAATATTCAATTCAATAGACGTGATTTTTGCGCCTGTTTTACCTTTCTCTCCGTTAGTTCCATCCTTACCATTTTTCCCGTCAGCCCCTTTTGCGCCAGTCTCACCTTTTAGGTTCTTGAAAGTAAAATTCAAATTGCCCTCCTGCAAGGCAACGGAAACTTCGGGCGTTCCTGTATTAGCATCCACACTTGCCGTAGCACCAGTAACTGTTTGACCTCCACTTCCGCCTTCCGGTTGCACGACTACCATTTTTGCCGCATTAACCTGCGTCTTACTGATGATACGTATCATCATCCCGGCAGGCACATCCAAATCGAATACCCGTTTTCGACAGTCAAAGTCCAATTGGTCATAATAACTTGGTTCCATGTCGGGCATGTGCCAGTAGAATATCAAGTTTTCTGCAGTACCATTGTCAATCTGAATCACGCATTTGCCCTTTGATACAAAATCGGCTACATACATCCCATTTTTTTCACTGAATGAAATATCTTCCATTTTGATAATTATTAAAAATGTTATTACTCTGTTCCTGTTTCAAACAAATTATTTATTCTATTTCGAGAGATGGCAGCATCTTCTTTCTGTATCTGCTTCAAAGTTGCCTTCGGATTATTAGAACCAGCTTCTCTAATAGTTTGCAACTGGCTCTTGATTGGCTTGCCACCATTCTGTTTTATAAGTCTATCAGTCATTGCATCCTCGTCCATTTGGATAAACGGAGTAATGACATGCTCAACTTCTACATTGTCAATCTCTTTAACCCATGAAGTATTCATGCTTTTCAAGAAAGCCTTGATTACACTGCATTCACGCTCAAACGATTCTATCCAAGCACCACTTTCATCACCTACTTTCAGATGGGCATCAGTCAACAAGGTCTGTCTAGCATCAAACCCGATATTTCCTAATGCTTTCATGTTCTCGAATGATATATCCGGAATTTGTGATTGCGACCAAAATAGACTAATCAGGGTACTTACATGGTACTTTAGTGCTTCGATAGCCTGAGACCATGAAACATAAGACACATCACCTCCATTTTCAACACGGAATATCCTACGGCTTTCCCCCTTATCTTCTTTTCCTTGTGTAGCCCCTGCAATTTTAAGGATAGGAGCACTGTTGTAGGCGATAACATCACTATTACGAGAAAGGGTATATTCTATCTCATTACGCAAATAAGACAAACCATGATAAATAGGAACTGGGCGATGAACATAAACACCGGGGATCTTCAATATAGCTATTGGTTCCGCTTTGATTTGTTCCCACCCAGATCCTTGCTGCTTCCACTTGTAATGGATCTTAGAAGTATATGTTTCAAAAAAAGCAATTTCTTCGTCCTTGACTTTCTTCTTGTATTCAAAAGACATAGCAACCATATCTCCCAACTCGTCAAACAACGGATACAGCCCGACGCCCTCCATCGGGGAATAGGTCTTGCATTTCAGCTTAAATTTACTTTGAAAACCATATAGAGAATTGGGATTTTCAACCGTATACCAAATGGTAAATACCTCGCATGACGCAAAATAGGCGTTGCCACGTTTAATATTCTCACTGTCTATACGAGCATACTTGTATATATTCTCAATTGCTTTCGCTATTTGTTGGCGAGTTTCATTGTTCTCAATATTATGATAGACACGTTTTATTGGAATGGAAAACATAAACTCTGTCATCCGTTTTGTAAGGAGTTTTTCAAGACCGATATAAATACGGGAAGCTTTTTCTACCGTACCATCAGATTTTACCTTATCTTTTCGACCAATGTTATCATTTACTATCGAATGCAATGTTGGTTCATAGTCTTTAATAAGATTATCCCATGAGGGGACATAGACTGACTTTTCTTTTAAGTCGTTGATGATATTATCAACCGGGCGCGTAATGTCTAATATAGCTGTTATTTCGTCCATAAATATAGTAAAGTGTCACTTGACACCTTTTTTTATATTGATTATTTAGATAGGAATTTATTCACGAAATATATTTGTCCTTTGCCGGTTACTTTGGTAGTGGTTGTTACCAATACCGAACCATCCGGCTTGGTAATTGATGTTTTCTTCAACTCAAAAAGTCCCAATTTCATAGATTTCTGCGTTGGCTGATTATAATAATCACCTTTTTGGCAAAGATAACCGTTCTCTCGCATCCAACCGAACAAACGGTTCTGACCGATATTCACTCCGTTCTGTTGGAGAATTTTTGCCAATTCAGCAATAAGGCACGAACGTTGAGAGGTACATACAGCATCGGCAAAAAGGACTTTAGGAGCATCTTTTTGGATCTTCTGCTCAGCCTCTATAAGACGCTGTTCTTTTCGTTTCAGTGTTTCTTGTGCCACAATAAGCGCACGTGCCATGATTTCTTCTGGAGTGTCGTCCATTTTGGTAGCGATGTAGCCACCTGTCTTACGGATACATGGCAACACTTCGCTTGTTACCCATTTGCGGAACTTTTTAGCTTCAGGCTTACGACTATCCAATATTGTATCATACAAACCATCCTCATCAACAAAATTTGCCTGTTGGATTCCACCGGCTGTTTCAAGGGGATACTTTGAAAGTACATCCTTATCTAATCTTTGCGCTACCTTACTGGGAATCAAATCCAAAATCTGGCATACATCTGCCAAGCAAAAGAAAGGTTCGTTATTTTCACCCATCGCAATTCTTACCTTTCCGAATTGCTCATTCTCAAAAATTTTAATTGTGTTCATAATGTAGTTCCGTACTCCTTCATACGGTGATTAGTTACACATGATACTGCTCCAAAAAGGAACCGGATAGCACAATACGTACTACCCGGTAACGTGAAGGAGCACGTTAGCATCAAATGCTATGATGCAAATATAATAAAAGTGGCTGTAAAAATGTCACATTCAACAGAAAAACTTACCTTAAATACAATATTTTATATTATCTGTTTGTATTTGGTACTATTTTTAGTACCTTTGCATAAACAAACGATTATGGGTACAAAGGAAAAACTAATAGAACGTATTTTGTCATGCCCAAAGGATTTTACCTATGATGAAGCAAAACGCTTATTCGGGATTTTTGGATACAAGGAAAGCAACAAAGGTGCTACATCAGGTTCCCGTGTTGAGTTTATAGGACCAGACGAAGAAGCTCCTTTCATTTTACATAAGCCACATCCCGGAAGCATTTTGAAATCATACGTGATAAAAGGAATAATTGAGCATATAAAGAAAAACAATTTGATTGAGAAATATAAACAATCTAAAACAAAGTAGTATGGGACTTTTAAAATACAAAGGATATTCCGGTTCTGTAGAATACAGTCCGGAAGACAATTGTCTGTTTGGCAAAGTGCAAGGGATGAGAAAAGCGTCAATCCTTTATGAAGGAAAGTCTGTAGATGAGGTCCGTAAAGACTTTGAGGAATCTATAGACTTTTATCTTGAAAACTGTAAAGAAAGAAATATACAGCCTGAAAAGCCTTATAGTGGGAAGTTAAATCTACGTATGTCACCAGACTTACATTCCCGTGTAGCCGCTTTTGCTTCCAGCACTGGAACAACAATTAATGAGTTTATCAATAAAGCCATATCTAAAGAACTTGAACACGAAATAGCTTTGTAAAATAATATACATGCAAAAAATAATACAAGAAATTAAATTTTTTCTTAATTATTTAAGAGAAGATCCATACGAATTTATTGCCATAGTATTAGGTATTTTTTGGCTGTTACTATTACTTGTTGGAAAATAATACCAGAAACAAAGAGAGGGTATGCGATACTCTCTCTTCCAAATCACTTACCATAACTTGTATCAATGACTTTGCAGCCATTTGTTCCGTCTTTCTCTGCACGCCTCTAAGGTAGGTGCACAATAAGAAAACAGCTCACCGTACAATAGAAATGCGCCGACTTTCACAAGCCAGCGCACATAAGAGCAATGAAAACACAAACAAGGAGTGTTTTCGGTTACAAAGGTACTAAAAAAACACAACTACAAAAAGTCTTTAAGCAACTCTTCATCACTAATAAAGCTATAATCTCTAGGATAAAACGTATTCGCTAATGCATCCATATAGTCAGGAGAACGTTTAATACGTTTTTTGATATCTTCTTTAGGCTCAATGATAATCTTTCCATTACTAAGGAACTTCCACTTGGTTTCAGTAGCCTCCTCCATTAACTGATCGCAGGGTGGGAGAGCGGCACCAAAACCATTTTTAGGATTAAGCCAGTCACGTAAAGCCCAATATAGGTATGCTCTCATATTTGCAAATTCATATTCGCCAGTAATATCGTGTAAGCCATCTGCCCCTTCCGAATATTTGCATGAAAAAGCGTTTGTAAATTTTTCTTCTAACAAACGAGAATAGACACCTGCTCCCTCTCCAATAGTATCAATAAATGCTTTTGCTCCGTTCTTCTTTAGATAGGGAATCATCATACCTACCACATGCATGTGATCCGCACGCCCGGCAGATTGATGAACTTCAAATTGAGAAACGTAGTTACCGTATCGCGGACAAAGCACACTGTTATCGCGTCCCATACCGGCAACGTCAACACCTAACTTACAAAATTTGGCTGGGATAAAACCATTTTCCTGTAACTCCTGCCAATTCCTGTTTGCTATTTCTATCCATTCATAAGGGATGAGAACATCTTCCGACACTTTAGGAAACATACCAAGTACCTTGACGCGAAACAAATCGTTAGGTCGGTATAGCTTACCTTCCCAATTGAAATCGCCTTCACCTTCGTTGAAGTCCGCTTGCTGGATAGGTGAGCACCAATTTATCACTTTGTCCTTAACCCATTCATAATCCACTTGACCGGGTATTACAATTTGCTTCTTTACTACATTTTCTGCATTTAGAGAGCTAAGTCTGAATTTTGCAAAACGGTCAGACTTCATGGCACGTGCAGCATATCCTGTGGTCACGTTAGGGTTGAATACTATGAGCATCCGAGAATTTCCCTGCAAGTTACCTTCTATTGCATTATAAACAATTTCGGATATACCTGATGCCTCCGTGATAACAAACATGGTATTTGCCGCATGAAATCCAGACCATGATTCAGTTGCATTGTCATCCGCTTTAAATCCTGTCAAAAACCATTCTTCATAATCCGTTCTTATATCATCAGCAACCAATCTGCCCGGACAACAAAAAGGAAATTTTGTCCTTGCCGCACGAATCAACCTTCTGATTTCAGGAGTCATAATATTTTTTACCTGTCTCCCTGTTGGTGCTGTCATGGCCACTTTAGTATTTCCAACAAGTATACCTCTTTCATTAAATCTAGGCGTAAGATACATAAAACACAACGAAGCACAGGCTGCAACAAAATCTTTTCCACGAGAAGTTCCACTTGCGACAGCAGTCATAGGGTTATGTTGAACAGACTCAATAATAGATTGCTGATCATGGTCTAATCTTGCGCATAAGGCATCACGGACAAATTTATTCCAATCCTTCGACCAATACGCTATAATTTCACTTATGAGTTTCTTTCTTTCATCATTTGTTTCCATTCTTATATGAATTGGTTAATAATTTTAAAGCATCTACCCAATCATCATTAGTAGCATTTACCTCTTGTTTATCTTTCCATTCATTTGGCCTACGATTTTTTAACCAAAATATTTGTGCTGTTGTATCTCCCGCAATATGTTTTTTCGTTTTTTTTACCACAGTCGTTTGACCAGATCCATCCTCTCCTATTTTCACCTCAGTTGTAGTTTCCTCGATATCATAGCCAATGGCTCTTTTATATAAAGCACTCTCTACTTTCATGTCAGCTTCTTCCTTACCTTCTCTCAATAAGTCTACAACTTCAGGATGCTTTTTTAATATACTTTTAAATGTCGTAAGTCCTATTCCAAGACGTACACATAAACCTTTGTTATCAGCTCCATTCCTACAGTCTGCTATAATAATATCCTCTTTACCTTTTATATATTTATCATAAAGGGACATTCCTAATTTGGGTCTACCTCTACCTGCCATATTACACCTCCTTGTCTTTTATTTCTTGCAAATAAGCTTTGCAGATATCAACCATACGAGCAAAAGCAACAGTATTACTCTTTATATTAAACTTCTTCTTTACTTCTGTAGCTACCTTTATAAATTCTTCATAAGAACCTACAACTATTGAACTATTTGCAGATATTTTCTGTTTTTCAAGTTCAGATAGGACAGCTTTGACATCATTACTCCTACTTTCTGTAAACAAGAACTTCATTTCCGTAAGCTCTATATCCCCATCATTAATAGAAACGGTAGGGATCTTATCTGTATCAATAAATTGAATACCGTTAAGACCAGAGAACTCTCTTGCTTCAATAGTGCGCATCTCACTATAAATTTCCTTAAGCATTTGGGCATCATCTTTTCCTACTAAAGCATTATGACTAAGCACATAGGCAATCTGTTTGTCTTTATCAACCTCTTCAATATACAAGATTAGAATATATTCCAGTTTAGCTTTAATAGCAGCTTTTAAACGATGATTTCCCGACAAAATAAGATATTTCCCATCATCTCGTTTCATCGCGAATGGAAGCTGAGATAAAAAACCGTCTTCAGCCACATTTGCAGTTAGTCTATCCAGTGTGGATTTTTCCATATAGTGAGCATTCTTCTCCAATTGAACGCAATCATCTATGGGGCTTACATATGCTAACTTATACGGAGCAATCAATTTGTTTACATCCCCCAATTTCTCTTGAATAAGATGAACATCTTTCACTTCTTGTATTTTTTCAACCATAATTTATATAAATCTTTTAATGAATCATCTAAAAAATTAGCATAATACATTAGTTTGCCTTCATCTCTCCTGTCAAGATTGAATACACTGCGGTATTTCATACTTACTGGTGAAGATGTATACACAGTTGTCTTAATCCCTTCATAATAGTGACCCATTTTTCTTGCAATGAGCATCCTCACATCGTGGGACTTAGTAAGCATAATCAGTAATTTACTAAGCCTCTGTGTATTTGAGTTTACAACAAAATCACTCTGCATAAATATCTTTTCAAGTGTAGATAACTGTTTGCTGAAAGAAGTAAATCCAAACGCTTTACCGTCAGCCATAAATACCATACCTAAATCTCCACCAGTTGTATAATTAACCTTGTTTGCCATGTAAAACGCTTTATAATAATTCACATCACTAACTGAACATAATTTTACAGATAGTGTAGTAATATCTGTAAATTCATAATCTATAGGTAAAATGTGAATACATGATGGATTTACATTTTTATCGCGTTCGATGTAATAATTCTTGTTTTGATTTACGCTAGAGTAAGTGTATATAGGATTCTTGCCTAGCCCCAAGTTTATTTTGCCAACAAGGAAGTTGTCTATCTCCTTGAAATATCTATCAGAATAGATGATGTTTTCATCATTCTCAAGAAGAGTCTTGAATATACTTCCGCCCTCTTTTGGATCAAAGACGTTATAAGTAGCGTGCATATAATTAAAGCTTTCTTCGACATAGCTAAACATCTTCTCATACCCTCCTTTATACGTAGGAGGAAAGCTTATACCAACACCTTTACCTTTTTTACTTTTTAGGAAGTCAAAAAAATCACCATAGAAGAAACTTTTAATATTAAAATTAAGTGCGCCTTTTTCAATCTTAGATATAGTATTATGATAATAAACTTTTGATTGCTCAATAAAAGCGTTAAACATTTCTTCTTGGTAATCGTTTTTCCTTTGGTGAAAGTTTGATACTCTCATTGCAAACATTACTTGAATAAGTTTTTTGTATTTAGTGTCATCCCATGTGTCAAAAACCATACGTAATTCAGGATTCACAACTTCAATATCAGTATTTGTATCAAGTAATAGATCAGAAATTAGTTTGGAATATAAACTTACATCATTAGAATGTACTGTGTATCCCATAGCTGACATGATTTTATCGGTGGTGTAGTTTCCTGAACATCCGATAAAAACATCTTTGCCTTTTACTCCTTTCATCAAATCCTGAAGGAGCAGTTTAACTTCCGGTGGTGTCGTTCCTGTAAACATATCTTTAGGGTGTATATAACTTCATATACATTTTGCGTTAAGTACCTGCCGGGCATATTCCCGGCAGACTTAAACACAAATTCAATCATTCTTCAAGTTACTTGCAAGAACACTCATGCAATTTTTTCGGCTTCTTTCAGTCGTGTCAGATGGCAATTTCCATCACCCCGTAAACTGCACAAGTTTTCATGTTCTTGCTTTTGCTTATCGCTACTATAAGGGTTGAGCGGAAACAGGGAATCGAACCCCACTCTTTGGCTGGAATGCCAACGCTCTACCGATGAGCTATTTCCGCAAATGCCTATGCTGTCAAACCACCGCTTGCTTGGCAAATTTGACAGCATCCCATCAAACGCTATTGACGGTTGGCTGATAAATTCCGGTTTTCATAAACATTGCCAATGATTTCATATTCATAGGTGGACTTTCCACTTGCGTTGCCATCAACCCAATTACTTTCCTTAACAAGAATGCAAACAGGAAGTCCATAACGACTATTATTTTTAAGACCAAAGGATCCATCACGAAAAACGATTTCAGCTATATATTCATCAGGATAACCGCTTTTAGTAGTTTTCTTTACAATGTCACCCTCATATATTTTTTCCCCGTTCTTATCAAACAATCCAGTGAACTGCCCAACGGTTTCGGGATGAACGAAAAATGTTCCAATAGTACCATTCGTAGTATGGATAGCTGGGCACGTTACCATACTTCCTTTTGGCGTTAATGTTGTCACCAAATCACCATCAACCCACATCCCGTTATCTATCCGTTTACCTCTAAACTTAATGCTTCTCATATTCAAAACAAACTTGCTTGTTCATACTCTGGTTCTTTCTTCTCAACTACCCCGAACTCTGTTATCTCAATGCCAGTCTTTTCGGTAAGCCATTTTGCCAAAATATGACGATGGCAGAAATCACCCGGTTTTTCGTAACAGCAGAGAGCAACATCTTTGCCTTCACTTAATGATTCGATTTGTTCGATTACCTTATTAGCATCTTGACTCGCAAGAATCCTGTCGTAAAGCTTAAGATACTCATCATGAGAACAAGGTCCACTTACCATATAGCGGGTAGGACAAACATTCAACATTTGAGGAACGTTAACCATAAATCTAGGCTTACCAATGGCTACGCAAATAATTTTAATTCCAGCTTCTTTTAATTTTCGGCTATTTCCGAAATAACTTGTGTAAATTTTCATTGCTCTTTTTTTTATTTTTATGGTGTAAAGATATAAAATATGACGTAAAAAACGTCACTTTTAGTCATAAATTTATTTAATTTGATGATTTTATTGTCTCAACCTTGTAACATTTCATCATGTGATCTGTTTCACGCCCCATGTTGAAGGTATTACCAAGGTAATACTTGTGAGCTTCTTGCTCTGATAGATTAATAGGAGTAACAAACCAGTCTTTATTACCTTGTTCGTCTTTTAAATACACTTTTACAGTTGTTTTCATTGCTCTATATTTTATCCGTTATACGCTGCTGTTATCTCTTCTGCATGAAGTTCTTTTCTCAACTCACCGTTCTTGTATATTCTTACAGATACGATTCTAACCGTATCGGACAAGAAACGTCCGCAGTCCCTCGTCACCTTTTGTTCCAGCTTCAAAGCTTTAGCCAAACTTTTTGTACGCTTCTTTATTGTGTTTTTGAATCCGAAAACATAATCTTCCGTGTCAATCTCAAACTGGTATGTAGTTGAATGCAATACCCGGTTAAGTTCTTCTGTCATTTGTTGTACCCTATTCATTGCTCTTATTATTTAAGTTGTTATTTTTGATATGTAAAGATACAAATAATATATTGATTACCAATAAGTTAAATCAAAAATATACATAGCTTAAACTTTGTTTAACTATTTCATTTTCAAGTACTTAGATGTAATAATAGACTTACTTTTCTCAATCTCTTTGTCGGTGTCAATTCCAAGTTGGCGATAGAACGAGGAATTACCGGAAAGGCTTTCGCTTGCTATTTTCAAGGTTCTTTGCTCTTCTTTGGTAAACCCCATGCGGAAAGTGGAGAAAATAGTCAGTGCGGCTTTAAAATCACCGCACTGGAGTAGTGAAATCGCTTTGTTGGTTTTCGTTTCCATTAATCTATGAATTTTTGCGATCCAATCATTTCATTTGCCCTACTAGCATTTACAAAATAAAAGCGTCCCTTAGAAACATAACTGTCTTCTGATGTGTGCACTTTTATAGCGTAATATTGTCTTTGAGCTTGTGAATAACATACTTTCCAGATTGTTTTCCATTTGACAATAAACTTGTTGCCTTTTGCTAGTTCTTGTCCTATTTCATCTGCTCTGAATTTAATCCCAGCTAGTACTAGTATATTTTTAGTTTCCATCTCCCCACAACTTTTTAGCCAGATCATATTTTTTTTGCAACTCATTCACTTCTTTTTTTGCATAAGTGAGGGTGTAGGAGTGACTACGTGGGTATTTGCCGGACTTTACACCTTCATGGTATTCTTTAGCTTGTTCCAGCTTATGCTCGTAGAAGTCGATACTTTCAGGCATTGAAAGATTGATCGTTTCAGCACGTTTTTCCCAATACTTGGCTACTCTTTCATGTTCGGCAGCTTTGTCGCTGAACTCAACACTTTTGCCCATATTATTCCAGGCATCATCAATCGCTTTTCGGTGCCGCTTTTCGCTATGATGTCCTACTTTGATAGGCTCACCGAGAGAAAGGAAATCAGCATCCTTATTTGACTTGTTATAAAATTCAGTACTCTTGCGTTCTGCGGATACAGCCCATTCACGTCTGCGTTCCGCTCTTTGCTTCGCCCATTCCTGAACATTGAAACCGTCAGCCCGAACGATAGAGTAATAATAGAAACCATCTTTCTCAAAAATCAGATTAAAAACGATGCTTTCATTTTCTTTGCCGTACTTGGTTGTAACCTCAATAACTTCTCCTTTTTCGTGCATTTCTTCGCACTTTGCCAAAAATACGTTTGGCGCAAACTTGTGGTACGTGTTCATTGCTCTTATGTATTAAATTGCTAACTTTAATCTTTCTATATCTCGAATAAGTCTATTGGCTCTCTGCCTTTCATTACTTGCAAAGTCTTCATTACAGATACTTTCGTAGAATGCCGCATTTTCTTCTGCTTCTTTTAACGACATCTCTTTGCGTTCTATCAAAGACTTTATTGTATCAATATTATTGCTATTAATAATTTCTTCTAAAGCTGTCTTCTTTGTTAATTCGATTGTTGCTTTCATTGCTCTTGTATTTTAATTGTTAGTAATATTGGTTTCTTTTAGTATTGTAAAGATACTCATTTTCAACGAGTTAGCCAAATATTTACACAATTATTTTAGTCGTAAAATACTCATAACCAAAGATTTAACATTTAGAGTAAAACAGCAAACATAATACAGATAATGCATCGGAAATGGTTACTTTGTACAGTTTATCCATTCCACTTTTTTAATTTATCTAAAAACTTGCTATCCCCTGAATAATCAGCACTGATAGCCTTCTTGCTTTCGATAATCTGCTCTAAAAGTATTATACATTCCTTTCTTATCTCTTCAGCTTCGTTATAACCGCAAGCGTTGTCAACCAGTCTTTCGATGTTTGACTTGGGTTTAGAAAGTTGTTCACAGAGAATTTCCAAACGCCAGTAGCAGAAATCAATTGTGGCGATGTGTTCTAATTTGTTCATTTCTTTTCAAGTATTTCAATACATTTCTTTACTCCATCATCGAAACCCTGCTTATAGCCTCTCGCATGTTCTCCAGTAGCATATACTACCATTGCCAGCCAAAAGAGAAGGATACCTACCACCTTATACCAACCGGGAAGCGAGATGGAAAATGGCTTGAATGTTATTGTAAGATCACCAACCCATAATAGGGCGATAATACATGTAGATATAAATAAAATTGTTTTCATATTCAATACTTTTTCCCGTTCAACATAGGTCTTAATTCATTGTATCTTATCTTCTGTTCGATATGCCAAAGCAAATCTATGTCAAGATGTTTGGCAAGTCCAAAAATTGACAGTATCATATCATTCACAGTAATAGAAAAATCAAATATTCCGTCATATCTAACAGGAAGTGTAGAGATGGAATAGATTGATTCGGTAAAAGTTTCGTCTTTACAGGCTTCTGCCAGATCTTCAATACAGTCATCAATATCTCCGTTGGCAAGTTCAAGGCTTATCCCTCGAAGTCCTGCAAGAGCAGCATAGGCGTATGTAGAGCACTCACCGCTTTCAAAATCGAGATGATGATACAATGCTTCCTTGTCAATCCCAAAGTCTTTTCCGCATCCCGGACATCTATATCCCATATTAATCTCCTTTCTCTTTAATCCGTTCAAGTACATCCTTATTGGCTTCGAGTATTTCATCAAAAGACGGAATGGGCATCCACATGTCACACTCGTAGTCGTTCCAATCCTCAAATTCAAATCCTCCGTCTGTCGCAACGTATGGCGATCTCCCGGGTGAAACAACGATATAACCACTAACAATCGCTCCATTTGATACCATTCTGCAAAGGACAAGCTTGTTTTGTTCTGGCAACCGTTCCTTAACACTTATCCAAGGTGATTGCTTTGACTGCCATTCGGCGCCTTTAATAAAATATTTTTTTGCTACCATTGGCAATCCTCCCCAATCAGGCATCTTATCGTAAGCCATACTTTTGGCTGCTTCTTCTAATGTTTGTTTCATATCCTATCCTTTGAAATTTCTCATGTATTCGCAATCCTCATCACATACACCTTTCTTTGCACAGTGAGGGATATTAGTTCCCCGCTCATATTCAAAATTATAACATAGGTTTCTGTGTTCTTTCCTTCTTTCCATAGGACCAAGTGTTCTTGCTGAACTCCATGATTCATAGTCATTGCTAGACGCCTCTTTAAGAACGCATCCATCATCGTTATATAGCTTTCTAACTTCATTCATAATCTGTTCCGTTTTGAGGATTATCCATTAAACTTAAACTCATCCATATATCCCATTTCTTTCAAGCGGATATTAAACTCTTCAACCGAATCATTATTAGGAATGAATCGCTCAAGAACATCGTTAAAAGGGTGCAGATAGTTTTTTAAAATATCATTAGCCTCTTCTTCTCCACGTTTCTTCCCTAATCGGTCTTTGCATACTTCTATGTAATCATCTTTTGTCATATTGTAGTGCGTGACTGTATCAACAATTGTACTAAACCTACAATATAAGCCGTTTGGCTGTTGGGCTATAAATGATCCCATAATTACCTCCTTCTAATTTTTTATTTATCCACGGTTGATTTTACAATAATCTTATTATCGGATGATGGCATTACAACCACATTCCCAGCATCTGTGCTAATTTTTAAGATAGGATTAGAATTTGCGTCAATACTGGCTACTATAATCATATCTCCAAAAACATATCTTTTATCTTGTTCTAATTCATTCATTTCTGTTCCGTTTGAGTATTACTTAACATTCTGAATATTCACACTGTACGTGGTTGCCTTACTTGGAGACTTCCCACTTTCTCTTCTATACGGACGGGTGAAATCTCTAATGTGGTCAAGAACATCGTCAATTTCCGTATCAATAAAATCTTTGCGCTTTACCCATTCCTCACGAGCTGGATGTTCCATATCCACCTCGATTTTTATAGTGATAATTTTCTTCATTATTTTTCATTATTGAATTAAACTTGTTCTATCAAATCTCTGTTCGTCTATCAATTGAGGAACACCGGAGGTTAAATCCCAAAGCCGATATTCTTCAAACATTCGAGTTTCCGGATTCATCTTTAATGTCAATTTTCCAATATTTATAGTTGTTTCCTTTTTAGGGAAATACACATCAGTACCTCGGATTGTAAGCCCCCAACGGGTTATAGTTTTTGTTTTTGGTTCAAACATATTAGCTCCTTTCAATCTAGTAATCATCGGGAAGATTCTCAATTATTTTTCTAAGTTGTCCTACGTTCTTTATTTCCATATTGTCTAATTAATTTGATTGCTAATAGAGGGTCTTTATCTCCTATTTGATTGATTAGCTTTGTAAATTTGTCCACTCTGCCATAGTGTCTAACGCAAATAGCATTTGCCTTCATCGAGCGTCCTAATCCGTATAAATACTCCATGCGTGCATTTCTACGGATATTCTTCATTATCTTTTTTGCTTGTCTTAATTTCATATCTCAATCTCCTTTCTCTTTAATCCGTTCAAGTACATCCCTGTTCGCTTCTAATATTTCATCGAAAGACGGGATGGGTTGCCAGCAGATAACTTTAATATCATCCTCAGTTACCTCTTTACCTCGATAAACGTTATCACTATCATCAATCCACCATCCATTTTCATACGTAAATATATCTATATGCTTAGGGGATTCAACTTCTCTATCAGCATATTTATAGTAATATAAAAATCCTACTAAAATACGCTGTCCTTCCTCCGGCAACCGTTCCTTAACACTTATCCACGGAGATTGCTTTGACTGCCATTCGGCACCTTTCACAAATGCGGCTTCTGCAATTTCATCATGAGATAAATATTCAAAATCATCAAGTGATGTGTGCGTACCATAAGTAGTTAATGTTTCGGCACTTGCTATTCTTGCTTCTATCGCCGCTTCTTCCAATGTCTGTTTCATATCTTTTTTTGTCATAGTTCGTCAAACTCTTTTTGTAATGTTTCTATCTTATTATCCAAAGCATTCATATAGTTCCGAAAGAAATCATTACCAAAAATTTCGTTCTTTAATCGTACATCATTGTGCATTTGGTTATATGTGAATATCAATCCACCGCCATACCGGATATTTGACCTTTCAAGTTCTGCCTTATGACTTTTGTATTTTTCTATTTTCTCGTTGAGTTCTATTGCTCTGTTGAATTTACTCTTATCCATATATCTCCTTTCCACCTATCCCGGCAGTATATACATTGCTACCGGGAATAGGTAATAAATTGTTGTTTTCATATCTGCTCAGTTTTGAGGGTTATTGTTTATTTCCTTTTCTGCCATCTTGGCTCCTTTCTTGAAACCCTCCACAAAGCTGTCAAAACAAATTCTACTTATTTCTGGAGTGCATCTTTGCATAAGTGGGCAAATCGAACATTTTTGGCTAAGTCCGGCTGATTTCTTGGCTATTTTCGTTACGTTTTTCATTGGTTTTTGAATTTATTTATAGTAGTCCTTTTATTAAAAAGAATCATCACTATTAGCGCTAAAGCGACTTTCAATAATTGCTTTTTGCCAACAATGATAACATTATTACGAATTAACCCATCATCAGTCATAATACTATACCAATTCTTATAAGGCGGTAATACCTTATAAACATATGTTTTTTCAACTATCTTTTTCATTTATAATCAGTTTAAAGTGTTATGATTATATTTCTCTTTTTATAATAGTGCCGAATGTGCAATACCTTTCCCAACAGTATTTCCCACGCTGGATGATAATAAGCCAGTCACAGGCCTTGAATACTTGTCCTACATTATATAAAAATGGTCGTTTTTGTATTTTCCTTTTTATTCTTGCCTTCATAATAGCGTATAAATTATTTATATCACATTAAATATTATCTTTTTCATTATGCCACTTCTTTTGATTTCTTCAATCTCAACTTTCTCAATACTTTGCAAAGTGCTTCAGTATTTCTTCTCGCTTGTGTCACCTCTACTGCGTTGCCAATAAACTTCTTTTGGTCAGCTTGTGTACCTACTAAAACATAATCTTCAGGAAAGCCCATAATCTTTTTGAGTTCCGGAATACGGAGCATTCGCATCTTAATATCAACTATGCCATACAGTGCCATGAACTCTTTGATTTTACGGGTCATGGGGCTATCGGTATCGTAGATTTCAATAGCCACTTGTCCGGTTTCAGTTGCAACCAAGTAGGGCGGCATCTTATCCATTCTTGCTATAAGCGTGAAACAGGGGTTGTTAATGGAACCACCTGCACTGTTGAACTGTGGATTCATCAGATAGTGCCATTTCCTGTTTGCGGTAATGGTCTGGGAGGGTTCCTCTATACTGCTACCTACATTTGAGAATGCAGTATTCATTATCCACGGCTGGCATGTTACCAAGTTTTGTTTCGGTGTTGTGGTAACAGCGGGGCATGGTGAGTTTATATCAGACACCTGACCACCTCCAGAATATTGGTTCATAAAAAACGGAGATACAAGAGAAAGTCTGTCTTTCGTCAGAAGTGTAGGACAAGGCTGGTTAATATCCTTTCCTGTATCCTTAAAGTTATAAGAACACATAAATCGGCTTTCAATTAAAGCCATCCTGTCCTTCGTTGTGACCGTTGGAGCTGGAAGGTCTACCGAATGATTATGACCATTTCCATAATAAGCAGAGACAAAAACATGGTGGTCTTTGCAGGTGATTGCACCTGCCGGTTCTTCTACAGACACATTCTTGCTTTCGGGATGTCCGCTGAACTGTTTGGAGAGGAAACTTACCTGTACCTTTGCAAAGCGGTTTTCAGTAGTCAACACTCCGCATGGTTCATCAACTGATTTGCATGTGTCTTGAGGGCGAACCGTATTGTAACGGGAAAGGAAAGCATCCTTTCCTCCGGCTACAAATTTGATAAGTCCGGCATAGATGCGTTCAAGCGTTTTCTCTGCAAGAGGCTTTTCCCTAAAGATGGTAGTTCCTTCGTCAGAAAAATCAAGAACTTCCTTGACGGGTTTCCATTTTCCCAGCTTAGAAAACATGTCCTGCCTGCCACCTTTACAGTGGGTCGGTTCAGGGAATACTATCGGCAAGCTCTTTTTAGCAAAGATGCCGAAGAAGCGTTTCCTTGTGGTGTAGGCACCGAAGTCGGCAGCGTTCAGGATGCGGTGCTCAAAGTTGTAACCGTACTTCTTGACATTGCGCACCCACTTCTGATAAAGCCTGCCTTTGTCCATGCTGATAGGCTTCCCTTTTTCGTCCATATCTCCCCAGCTCATAAACTCTTCCACATTCTCAATCTGAATGTAGTCAGGATCTATCACATCAATGTACCGGAAGAGATGTTCTGCCAGTGTCCGGCTGTCGGCATCTCTCGGCTGACCGCCTTTGGCTTTCGAGAAGTTGGTACACTCCAAAGAAGCATGAAGCATTATCATAGCATCAGGATATAACTGACGAATACGTTCTACAATAGTGCTTATCGGGGAAAGTTCCAGTGTACGGATATCCTCAATAAAGTGAAGTGCATCAGGGATATTGGCATCATGTGAAAGGATGGCATTCTTGTCATGGTTCACACAACAAATAACCTTTGCACATTTATTTCCATCCAATCGTGCTTCTTCCACACCTTCGGATAAGCCACCGGCGCCACAAAAGAGATCAATAACAAATAGTTCTATATCGGACAGACCTTCAATGGATTTTAAGATATCTTTCTGCGATTTCATAACTTTTCCTTTTTTAACAGGTGGCTGAACGCATTATCCAAGTCCAAGTCTAGATTCAGTTTGGACGGGAAAGATTTAATGTATTCGTACATCTTATAAGCGAGGTTGTCATCATCACCGCACCTGTCAATCAGTGTGAGCAACATGGCGTTCACCATGTCAGAATCATTGCCGAAGTTTACCTGAGTGGATTCGCTACAATGATTCACATCACTTTTCAATCTCTTTATCGCGGCTATGGCTGTGTTGAAGTTTCTTTTTGAATCGTGTCTGAGTTCAAAGCCTTCCTTCTTGTATTTCTGCTGCATTTCAAGAAGGTTGGTTTCTAAAATGTCCGTGAGGACAAATACGATGTTGGTTATCGTATTCAGTTTGTCTGTTCCTTGCATGATCGTGTATTTTTTATCAATTATTTTATTTGATATAACCTATTTTAAAGCCGTACAATGAATTTTCCTACATGAAAGTATCAACTACAGGCTTTCTTGTTGAAAATCTTGTCACGGGGCTGGAAATGCCGTCTATCGTTTTCTTTCTTCGCCCTGTCAATCCATCTTTGGGATTTGGCGGCTACAAGAGGACAGTGGATGCACAGGTTCCTGTCACGTTCCGCTTCCCATTCACGTATCTTTATAAGCGTTTCGGTATTCATTGAAATAATGTTTTTTGAATTCTTGATAAAATGTACTTGTTGGCATCGTTGTAGAAATTCCTGTCGATCTCAAAACCGTATGCCTTTCTTCCACATTGCGCAGCAGCCAAAAGCGTACTTCCACTTCCGGCTACGGGATCTATGACAACATCACCTTTATCGGTAAATATTTCTATTAATCTCCTGAGTAAAGGAACAGGCTTTTGTGTGCTGTGTACTTTTGGTGTATCATTATCCCTTACCCAATCAAAGCAATTGAATATCATTCTCCCGTCATTATTGAACTTTGGAAGCCTGTCACGGTATAAAAGCAGACCGTATTCACAATTACCGACTATTTTCATATTGGCTTTTAATACTTGTGCGGAGAAGTCCTTACGGAATACCAATGGGATGTATTTCATTAACCCATACTTTCGGCCAAGTTCTATAAGCATGAACTGTTGTTCGTATTCGCAGAATATTATCATGCATGGGGATTGACCGGGTTTCTTCGGTTCTTTTACCAGCATGTCGCTGCAAAAGTGCATAAACTCGGCAGGGCGAAATTCATTTTCCGAATTAAAAAACTTTTTCCCTGCAAGGTCACTTTCTCCGTTTTTATTATCCCCATTTTTATACCATGAAGGATTGCTTGCATAAGCATTGGTACCCAAATTATACGGTATATCCGCTATAATCAATTGTGCTTTAGGTAATTGATAGCTACGGAAATTTTGAAATGAATCTCTATATAGTTCAATGTCTTTCATAATTCCTTCTTTTGAAAACTGTTACAAATTTGCCCGTATCTGTCACAGGCGCACACTCTATGCCCTTTGGCCCTGCAATACGCAGAATTGTCCCCGAAGTTCGAAGCATTCTTGCAGTTCCGGCATTTGACATATACAATTTCCGATTTGACTTTTTTTGCCATACTTATGGTGACATCAGCATTTTTCTGGCTTCCTCATCTCCGGATTCAGCCCGGCGTTTCAACTCGTTGTACAAAGTCAGGGAAGAATAACCTTCGGGCGGAATGAATCTTCTGCCCTCTATCTCATCCTGCACCGTTTTCCGGTTTATCGCGTCCAGCTCATAATTCCTTTCGGGATTGAACTCCTTGAAGAAGGCGTTACCTATTCTTCTGGCATCGAAAGACGCGAATGAATTGTCATACTTCCCGGCCTTGTAGCGTGCGAAAAACAGCATCAGTTCGGAAAGCTTGTAAGCCTTGACCTGTGAGGCAAAGGATTGGCAAAAGATTCTTATCCCGTCGGCAACGCCCTTTTCCTTGCTGTTGGAAGCCCCGAATATGCCGGACACCTGTATGTCGATCCAGTATTCGGAAGAGCCACAGCCGTAAAGCGCATCATACTGCATCAGTGAAGGGCAATCTGCCATATAAGCCCTTTCCGGGTTTTGAAGGGCATATCCCCACTGGACCGGTGAAAATACTCTTTCAACCTCAGAACGGTCTTTCCATTTGGTCAGCCAAGCCTTCTTCGAGGTCTCGCTTATGTTGTTGTAGCAAGCTAAGAGCGTAGGCGTTAGCTTCCTGTTTGTCTGTATAATTGCGCCTATTGTTGTTTCCATTGTTCCGTTGTTTTTCAAGTTCAATTTTCAGCCATCGGGCAAAATGCGATTTTGCATCTTGGGGTGATTTAACAGTTTCTCCCTCGTTTTGGAGCTTCATAAAGAACTTCTCCAAATAATCATAAAAATCAGGAGGCGCGAAATCCTTATACCCACATAAACGAGTATTCATGCAGACAGCTTCCATCCATGAACTATTCGACTTCAATTCTTCATAGCACTCATCCAACCCTCTTTCAAAAATCCCAGTCGGAATTTCTTCATACGCGCGCGGGGGAGAGAGATAATTATCTTTGTCTTTATCTTTGTCTAATGCGCGTACATTATACTGTAAGGGCTTAGGTTCTACTTTAGGTTCATGGTTAGGTATAAGGTTAGGTTCTACTTTAGGTTCAACTTTAGGTGTCAAATTTTGATAGCTAATCTGATACCTTGTTTTATCCCGTTGTCCTTTTCCGCCTGATTTGAATGTAATAAGACCCGCCTGAACTAATCTGTTACGTGCTGATTTCATTGAGTTGACCGACACTCCCACGTCAGATGATACCTTTGTATCACTACGCGTCCAGCTATCCACCCAGCCTAAACGATTCGCTGTTTTTAGCAAGTAAAAATAAAGCCTCGTTTCACAGCAGGTAAATTCCCAGTCTTCGTCAAGAGACCAAAACCTATTTATCAGTTCTATATAAGTCATATATTTTCAAACAATGTCCATATCTACTACAGGAGTGTTTTATTATACAAAAAGGATATTACGATAGAAATAAAATAAGCTCTATATTTTCATTGTTTCTATTTGTGGAACTCGGAAACAACTACTCATACAGAGCTAAATTATATCTTTATCATACGAGAGTTCCACCAATCGCATTCATTATTTTCACGGTGTAAAGCTAAATAAAAATGACGTAAAAACAATCACTTTGTACCTTTTATTTTCCCGTTATTAACTTTTTTTCTAATATCCCTTCCTTTGTAATGCCAAATCCTGCTTTGCAAATGATATTTGAGTACGTATGTTATCTCCAGCGTGAACAAGAGTTCGATTTATGCGATCTAGCCATACGACCAACTGATTAGCAGTCACACTTTGAGCTGCAACGAACTTAATTGCAACAGTTGCCGGAACTCGTGACAAGAATTCCATGTGTTGAGAATACACGTTTGCTGTCACTTGGTCTTGATATGCCTTTGCATCCGCCAAAAGTTTCCCACTTCTTGCAAGGTAGACATTTATATCTGTCAGACGATCTACCAATTCTTTCGGGTTATCACTGGCTGTTATTTCAAGAAAAGACTGCATCTCTTCTATTTCCTGTATGATAGGAAGTAGAGGACAATCATCTATCTTACACGAGCCCGTTCCGTCATTTTTAGGGCAGTATTTACAATTTATTTCCATGATAATTATTAATTAAGTTATTATTTTAAATCACAGTATACGTTTAGAACCAGCTTTCTAATGCTCAATTCATACAGAAGTCAAGAAAAAACATATTGCCTTTCTCTGCCTCGTATTCATCTATATGAGAACCACAAGATTTCAGTTCTGATACCTCATGCTTTAAATTTTCGTTTTCAGCTTGCAAGCGATAACATTCTGCTTTACATTGGGCATATTCCGTAAATGCCTTCAGCATTGCCATGTACTGATTATAATCTATCTCTATCTTCATAACGATGTGTCTTTACTGTGATAATTACTCTAAACCTACCGCCCGAATTGACGGTAGGGCGTCATAAATGAGAACGTTGGTTAACCCCCATACGGCACTTACGCTTTTTATATGTGGCAAAATATTTCTTACAAAACCTGCCCTAGTAATTACTTAGGGCAGGACACTTCCACGTGTTTTCATTGCTCTATATTTTTATATTAAAGTTTTGTATTTTTATAAATTAATCGAACGGTTTATCGCTGTTCTTATATCGTTACGATAATCACGGTTCCAATCATTACGTCCCATGCGTGAACCGTAATAGGAACGGTAGTTTCTATAGTTACGGTTGCCGTATTTCGATTTGTATTCGGCTGCACGCTTGGCGTTTTCTTCATTAATCTTTGCTGCTTCCTTAGCTTCCGCCCATGCTTTTTTAAGGCAGTAACTAAATGTAGCATTGAAGGTATGATTGAAAATGTAATGCGCTCTCTTCATTATGTCTGATAAATTGTAACGTTTCATATATTTAGGAGTTAATTGTTATTAGTTCTTTTATTTGATGTAAAGATAAAGAATATAACTTTATAAAACAAGGTATATACTTTATAATATAAAGTGATTAACATGATTTAGTAAAGTACATTGCTTTATTCTAAATAAAGTGTATTACTTTTGTATAATAAAAAAATAAAGTTATGTATAGAATACGAGAAATCTTAAAACAAAAAGGTATTACAGCAAAAGAATTAGCTGAAAAAATGGGATCTACGCCACAATATATTAGTGGAATTATACGAGAAAAAGACACTGCCTCTGTTAAGGTATTGTCTAATATTGCTCAAATATTAAATGTTCCCTTATCATCTCTTTTCGATGATTATCAAAACGAACATTCAAACAACTCAATAAATGTTATTTGCCCTCATTGTGGTAATGAAGTAAATGTCGAACTAACCAAACCCCAGCAAAATGATTGATTTTAGCACCTTAGACAAGGTAGCCGAATACAAGAATGGTGAATTGCAATGGCTTGAAGGTCGTGATATTAACGCAATATATGCCATACTTGTAGGCGATGAGTATTACATTGGTTCTTCTCATTATGTATATTTGAGAATAGGACAGCATTTGAAAGCATTACTTACTGATTCTCACCATTCAAGCAAATTGCAGGAAAAGTTTAGAGTAGTTCACGACTTTGATGTATTTGTGCTTGAAAGAGGTATTGACAACAAAAAGCTGCTACATACCGAAGAATATTACATAAAAAAACATAAACCTACACTTAATATTGTAATCCCATCTAAAAGTAAGCATGATCTGAGAATCAGAGAAGCCATAGAACAACAAGGAATGACTACACAAGATGTAGCTAAGAAAATGGGTATAACCCTAAGTGGGCTTAACCAGCATATATCAGGAAACCCTTCTATAAAGGTATTAACCAAAATAGCAGAAGCTATCAACGTCCCCATGTGGCAGCTATTCGCGTCCCCGGAAGAAGTCGCCCAACAAACCAAGTCTGACACCTGCCCACATTGCGGTCAACCAATAGTAGTAAAAACAACAATTGAAAAGCCATGAATACCAAAGAAATAGATAAATCAAGCCTTGTGAAAGCCCATAAGCTTTTTGACACAGGAGATATCACTAACATTGAAGTCGGTACCATAAAAGGACTGTGTGATATCCACAAATACCTGTTTGAAGGACTGTACAACTTTGCCGGACAAATCCGAACCTTGAATGTCTCCAAAGGAAACTTCCGCTTTGCCAACTGCCTGTACCTCGATGCCATTCTTCCGGTAATCGAGAAGATGCCCGAATCAACCTTTGAGGAAATCATTGCTAAATACGTTGAAATGAACATTGCCCACCCATTCATGGAAGGGAATGGTAGATCAACACGCATTTGGCTTGATATGATCCTTAAAAAGCAACTTAAAAAGGTAGTGGACTGGCAAAAGATAGACAAGCACCTATATCTTCAGGCAATGGAACGTAGCCCGATAAATGACCTTGAACTACGTGCATTGATAAGCCAGGCGTTAACCGACCAGATAGACGATCGGGAAATCATATTTAAAGGGATTGAACAGTCTTACTATTATGAAGGTTATGAACCGGAATAATACTAGTTTGATGAAGAGAATAAATATAAGGGATGCGTTTACATCCCTTTATTTATGTCAACTACCCAATATCCCTATATTTTAGATAGGAAGAACATTAGGATATTTCCGATAATACAACTTAGTCAATGTGGATTTAAGGCTGTTATAGTCTTTGATAAAGCCTAAATCTATCCATTGGGCTATTTGTAATTCTAACTCATACAATTCGCGGATTTTAGCTTCATCACCAATTTTATTACGCATTTCTGATTCATGTTTACCATAGACTATGATGTTTAGAGACTTGGCCAAGTCCTTAATCTTTTTCTGGAATATATCCCCAGGGAGTATTGAACAAACGGCACGACACATAGCAGGATAAGCATCTCCAGCTAAATTACGGTATTGAATCATCTCATCATATACGAAGCGTATTACCTTTACTTCAAAGCGAGGATTAATCCACATGGCAAATTTTGTAAATAAGAAAGGATGCATCCATACTTCTTCTTTAGGTCTGCCAGCTTTACCTTTTTCTTTAACCTTACTCTTCTTAACTACCTGATTATCAATTTTAGGGGAATTTTCCCCTAAACCATTTTCACGTTCTTCAGCTATGAGCGCTTCTATAAAATCTCCAGTTCTTTTAGCCAAAAGAAACTCATCCATTTTTCTTTGTTCATTTCCTTTTACTGAATTCCATTGACGTAACAAGTCCCCACCGTCAAAATAGCCATCTTTTGTTCTCTGACTAACTGTAAAATCACCCATTGGGCGAATCATGATTTGGTTCGTTTTCATAATTTAGTCTTTACGTTCCAAGAACGTTCCGTACTCCTTCATACGGTGGTTAAAAAGTGAATTCTATATTTCTTCTATGATTTACAATGCCAATAGATTTATTATTCCTTGCCTACCAATTCCGGTAATCTTTCTATGGTAGATAATATGTCCATTGTCAGCAACCTCTTGCTTTATATCAAACCAGCCAAGGGTTGCGTATTTGGTGTATGGAACCCATGTTTGATTAACCTTGTACTGCACACCAAGTTCTTTTAAACGGTTATTGAGTTCAATTGCCGATTTAAGCCCCAATTCTTTAGCAACTTCCGTACATGTATAGGTCTTATTTACATGGGTAAGAACAGCAACCTGTTTCTCGGCTTCAATACGTGCAGACCGTTCTTCTTTTAGCTTAGTGAGAAGTTCAATACCAAAATCCGGATTATTTAGTATCTGGTCTATAACGTTATCGGTAGCATAGATACCATGCTTTCGGATAGAAGGAAGAACTTCTCCACATACCCAATCTTGAAAAGGTTCTGCTTGTGGCTTGTCTGAACGCATAATAGCTTTGTATAGGTTAGATTCACTTACAAAAATAGCTTCTTGAGTTCTACCAAGCGAATCTATGACCTTAATCAAACTAACCCCATCCGGTTTCAGTCTATTCTTAGTGGATGTAATTTGCAGATCGAGTATCTTGCAAACATCCGCTAGACAAAATAAAGGTTTATCACTTGTTCCGGCTACACGAACTTCACCGAACGATTCATTCTTGAAAATCTGAATATTGTCCATAATAAAGTCTTTTCGTTTGAGGACGTACCGCACTTCTTCATGCGGAGATAAAAAGCGAAAGCCATGCAGGGGGTTGTGGCCTACACAGCTTTCTATATCTTAATCCTCTGATTAATTCTAAATTTAATAAGTACAACCCAATGCACTGCAAATATACGGATAATTTTCAAAAGTGGCATTTTAAGAGCCATTTTTTTTAAAAAAAAGAGAGGTGCAAATACACCCCTCTTACGAAGATACAGCATAACTTCACAGTTTTCCGTATCTTGATGATACATAAAAAGCGTAAGTGCCAAAAACATTTACATCATTATTCTACAAACTGAAAACAAAATGTCAAAGAGCGATTTATTTAAAATCAAGCATACATTATATATCTTTCAAATAATTATCCACCACTTTAATAAACTCGTCCAATGATCGAACAACAACGTACTTGTTACCATTCGCCTCACATTCCTTTTGCCAGTCTTTTTGTACCGGTCTTTGGTATTCTCCCGGCTTTTTCATTTCTACACACAAAGCTCCATAGAAGCGGTTGCTCTTAAGAAGTATCAAATCTGCAACTCCGGGAAGCATACCTTCATCTTTCATATAAGCACCGTTTCTTGCAGAACGTCTTGCCGCATTAGGAACAGCAAACAGCATATTTCTGAGATGGGGATATTTTAAACGGAAATATCTAACACAAGAACATTGTATTTTATGCTCTTCATTTTTGGGCTTACTACGGCTGCTTGCCACACAAGCCTTGGATTTCATCTCTTCGTAAGTCATAACACTTCAACAAGTTTAAAACCAAGTAACATCAATAATTCGTTGAATTTCTCTTTATACCAAAGTGGCTGGGTTTCTTTGGGATTATTAGGGTTGACTTGGTTCTCACCGTATAGAAGCCCGGATTCAGTTATAGATTTGAAATGCTTATCTTTACCTTTTGATGATTTCCTTTTAATATCACACAAGATACCTTTCTGAATCGCTCTTTGATTAAACACCTGTGCACTGATAGACAAACCCGCTTCTTTGAGTAATTCTGTCGCTGACTTGAGGATGCCGTATGACGGAGTATAATCAGGAATAGGAAGTCCAAGAGGTGCAGCTACTTTACTAAGTAAAGACAATTTAGAAGAATTATTTAGATTAAGAACTTCACTTACACCTTTTACCCATTCAAGACTTACCCTAACTTTAGTTGTTAGTGATGGTTCACGTTTTGGCCTTGTTTTTTCTTCGATTGCTTTATGAACGGTGTGGTGGAATACTTTTCTGTACACTTCAAAAACGGCTCTTACTTTTCTTGCGATGAAGAATTCCAAACAAGAAACAGTAAGTTTATACTCATTTGTCGGTCTTCCACCATTGGGGTTTTGAGGATTTTTCCTTAAAACTTGATAATCAACATTTTCTATAAAATCTAACTTCAAAGCTGAAACAGCATCTGATTTTTGACCGTAAACGAGCATCCATACTTCATCAAGATTGACGGGGAACTCGTTATCAGATTGTGATAACTTTAACACTGCGTTGAAGTACGCTTTGATTTCGCTTTCGCTACTATCCTTTGATAAAATAATTTCTTTTGTTTCCATATTTTATTCGTCACATAATTTCATAAAACACATCCATATCGTCTTACTTTGTCTACCAGTTGTATGTCCAAATAGAGGTTTGAAAGGAATAACAGACAAGACATCTTTTGCTTTTATCTCGCTTTCATTCCATTTGAAGATAAGTGTACCATTCGGTTTTAATACCCTCATGCACTCCTTGAAACCTTCATGAATAATACTTTTCCAATCATCAGGCAACTTACCATATTTCTTTGCCATCCATGAATTTTCTCCAAGTGTTTTCAGGTGTGGTGGATCAAATACAACTTGATAGAAAGAATTATCTTCAAATGGTAAATTAGTAAAATCTGCGACAATATCAGGTTTTACCTCTATAGTCCTTATCTTATCCCTATCTTTGGCTGTAAGTGTTTCTGAACGTTTGTCAACAAATAACACATTAGGATTTTGTTTATCAAACCAAAACATACGACTACCACAACAAGCATCCAATATTAATTTATCGTTTTTCATTTTCGTTACTTATTTGTTTCATCCCAATTAAAGGACCCGAAGCGTATTCTCCGGGGCACAACCATTATTTACTAACCATTGCCATTTATGTGTGGCTCACATTTATGAGGTGGTAGCAGGACTTGCACCTGCAATGCTTGGCAATCTTCACGTCTTTGCGTAGAACGGGATTAAGTTTCGTTTTACTTTGATGCCCCGTTTTCATAACATCGTAACCAAGTCTACTAAGAGTTGTCAGCGTCTTCTAATTCCGCCATACCACCATGTTTGCCGCCCCATCTTCACAGACCGAGCAGGCATGTAAACAAATGAACTTAATCAAAATTAAAATTATCCTCACCGTTAGGTTCTTCATCCGAAAGGTCATTACCGAAGTCCATAGGAATGAACCAGTCTGAAATATAGTCTTGCATATTAGTCAATTTTTAAGCATTAGGGAACTCTGGTTTAACATCTGGATTTGCTTCATAAGGATAAACATCCATAATAGCAGTTTCTGCTACCGAAGCAATCACGTAGTCTGCCATTGTGCCTTTCATCCCTTCATCCAGTTTCTTGACTGCATCTCTCAAGTCGGCTGCTTGAACAAGAATGTTTGTGGATGTTTTCTTTTCCGCACCAGTTTTTTCATCCAATGTGATAAAGTATAACTTGCATTTAAAATACCTGTCAGCCGATTCTTCATCTGAGAAAAATATCTCAGAATAGTTGGCACGTTTTATGTCAGAAACAGTAAACTCACCGCTGATAAACGGTGTCATTTCCTCAATACATCTTCCTTCGCTTTCTGTAAAAGATAAAGAATCAAATAAATAAGATTCTGTGACTTTTTTATTCATCCCGTTTTCCATTACTTTCTCGTAACGAATTTTACACTCAAACCATGTGTGCATCATAATCATTCCTCCTTTGTCTTATTACGTTCCTTAATCATTGCATCAGCTATCTGATAAGCTGATTTAGCCTGTCCTTCATAGTAGTAGTTTGTAACACTAGCTTCTTTGGACGGGAAAAACAATGTTACAACTCTATTCCATAAAGTTCTTCTGCGTTTTGCTGTCATCATCATACACTTCATCGCTTCAAGCGCAATATGATCGCGCGATATGTTGCTTTCCATAATTTTATTGCTTTAATTGATTAATAACTTGTCTTTTGATTTTCTTGTACAGCTTTCCGACAAAACGTCCATGCTTCTCTGTCACGTCATCGGGCAAGTCGTTTTTATAAATATGAAGAAGTAACTGAATGAGAAGCACTTCTTGTTTTGTCAAAGTAAGTTTCATAATTATTAGTCTTTAATCTCCCATAAATGCCAGCAAGTACTATGTAAGTTCACAAATTCTTCTCTCGGAGGGAATATTTGTGCCACTTGAATGTTATTTGGTAAAAACTTATATCGTACATCTTTCAACTGCTGATAACCTAATGGAAACTTAGCACTTACTGATAAATGCCATAACCCATTTTCTATTGCAATTATCAAACTCATCCCTTTGTATTTAAATACTCCAGTAGAATACACTCCATATTTGTCTGTTATTTCTTGCTCTTTAATATGAAAAGGGAATGACTTTGATTCATCTAACCTGTATTTGAGCAACTCTTCTCGTGTCATTTATTAAATGTAATTTATATATTGTTCAATTTCAATCTCCATTACTGAAGTATATCGGATTTACATAACCACATAACATCAAAATGGCAAATCGTCCAAATTTTCATCCACTTGTGCGGTGGGTGCATTTACAGACGAAGATGCGTTCTGAACCTCATAAGGCTTCATGTTACCTATATACGGAACAGCTTTTAGCTCGTCCTCTGTCATACGTTCGCGAACTTCTTTGGCAAGCGACTGTCGTATGCTGTGCGTGTCACCATATTTACCGGGAGACTGGTTTTCCCAAGCAGTGGAGTCAATATACGCGCCTTTGGCTTTCAAGTTATCATCTGCCGATATGAAGATGTTATTGTCTTCAATAGGTATGAAAACACCTCTTTTTGTAGATGTCGCGCCTTTTACAGTTACAACGCAGGAGTTTTTAAATTTTAGTAAATTCAATTTTATGCTATAATTCATAACTTAGTATATATTAAAGTTCTATCTTGTCAAAGTCAATGCCTCGTTCATTCATGAAGTCACCCAAAGCAATGATATTCTCACGAGTGGTGGTGACTTTGAAAGCTCTCGTTAACAGCTCAGGCTGTTGTACTTCGGGATGATTAATAAAAGGAGGTTGTTCGTTGGCTTTTTGTCCTGCCATGGCAAACGGATTGATCGGACGGGATTTGGCTTGTTCTACTTCAGCAGCTTTACGGGCTTCTTCGGCAGCCTTTCTTTCCTGCTCTGCCTTGATGCGCGCCTCTTCTGCTGCTTTGGCACGCTCACGCTGCTCCTTCAGACGGTTGGCATACTGAATGGTGGATGTGATATTGAGCGTATCCATATAATAAGTACGAAGGACATCGAAATCCTCCCCAAACCCCTTCAGCGTGGAAAGTTCGTTCTCGACTTTGGAGAATATGGAATCAATTTCGTTGCATACAGACTTCATGCTTGCAGATTTGTTGAGCCACTCAGACTTGAAAACCTTATTGAAGTCTACAAGGTTGACATTCAATCCATCAAAGTAAGTCTTGATAGTGGCTTTCTTCCTATCCTTGTATTGCTGTTCGTTTTGCTTGACTACCGTGTCAATCTTGGCAGAGCACTCGCCGATAAGTTTCACGGTTTCGGTTACAACGTCCTTGAACTCCCCGAAAGGTTTCATGAATTCTTTCTCAATTTCAAGACGTTTGGCATTGAGGGCTTTCGCCGCCTTGTTTAAAGCTGCCTTATCTTTCTTTGCCTGATCGATATTCTCATCGTTATAATTGGAGATATCATACATTGGCAAAGCGGCTTTTACCATATCTCTGATTTGCTTTGCGTTGGTAGTAAGACTACCTAACGTCTTTTCACTGACGATCAGTTCAAGATCGCTTTCTTGGATTGTTAATTGGGTATTCATTGTTCTATATCGGCTATTTGGTTAATAATATCGTCTGCCATACGAATGCGCTTCTCCATTTCCGCAAAAACCTTTTCATCTGGTAGTATGCGAACAATATGGATAGGATCTTTTTGGAAAGGATTGTAAGCAACAAAATCCGTCCAGATTGCATTACAGCACATCATGTGAGCCATACACTGATAGAAGTATTCATATTTGACTTTGAGGAGCGAATCATTGTCATAAACTTCACTTTTGTACTTCATGAAAGTATTTTGGGAAGGAGATTTTATTTCTATACATCCACGCTCCCCAGATTCTTCATCATAAAAGAACCCGTCAGGACTACTGGCAAAGTTGGGGATAGTGGGGTGCTTACACGACCCCACTTCTACAATATGCCTTCCTGTTAACCTTGAATACAAATTACGTGCGCTTGCTTCCTGCTCTGTTCCGAATCTCATTGCTTTGCTCTCTACATTAACAGCAGACAAATACTCGGCAAATGCAATATCATCGTTTACAATCTCAGGATTCATAGCTCTTTCTGCCGCAACTTGGAAAATGTAATTCTTGGCAGTATCGCTGAACATGTCACTTCTGCCGCTTTTCATAAGCAAGCCTATACTACTGCCAGTAATGTTACCAAGGCGACATCTAAACCAGTCAAGTGACCTTTGTTCTGCATTTTCTATCATAACAACGTTTTTTGAATAGGTTTATCATTTGCTTTAGTTTGGGGCTGATTTACCGGCTGTTCTGCTTTTGGTTGTTCTTCAACTCCTGCGGCTTTTGCTGCGATTTCGGCAAGTTTATTAGCTTTTGCTGATTTATCAATAATTTCCTCATATTCTGCATCCTGAATATCTTCAACTTCTTCCTTGGTTAAGAATCCCATTGATATTTCAGGACAATAGGCGCGTTGCCAGAAAGCAGCCGCACGATAAGTAAGCATCAGATTTGGCATTGTAACCCATTTGCTCCCAGACTTTGTATACCACCCTTCTTTTATTGCCATTTCAATAGTTATCGGATCTGATTCAAGAACTTCTTTAGTAGAAAGTTCAGTGGCATAAGCAATACATTCAATATTATCCACATCAGTACCGTCAAACTCTTTTACAACGATTGTATTGCGTCTGTTTGTGGCATCCCACACTGTTTCATTGTATTTTACTTTACCAACCTTCCCCAGCGTTCTTTTCCGATATCTGAGTGAAGTATATCTACCACTCATATTAATGGTAGCGATAAGGAACTTGCTTGACCATGACGGGTTTCCCTTGACAACGTAGAGATTCTGCATTATCATTAACGGATTAGCATTCATTCTCATTGCCATATCAAGCGCAATCACACAATTTCCTGTATTCCCTTTATAAGCTTCAGGAACAATTGTACTTTCAGTGTACATCTTAGCCATGCGCTGCATGACCTCAAACTGTTTCACGGTTTGTCCTACCGGTGTCATTGCAAACTCTGCCGCTTGTTTGGCCTGAATAATCTGTAATTCTGTAACTTGATTGTTTTCTTCCATTGCTCTAATATTTAAAAGTTTAACAATATCTTGATAACCCCTGCGCTAAGCAAAGGCTGGTTCTTTCTTCTTCTAAGTTTTTATCAGTATATCCTGACGAAAGTTTTGAAATGCGTAATTTTAAATTCTGATCAATCTGTCCTTTAACATCGGATATATCTTCCTTGATAAGCTGAATAATTTCTTCCTTAGACGAATACCCGTATTCAGGAAGATATTCAAGTTTACATGATTCAACTTTTTTCAGTTCTTCTTCCAATTGATATAGTTCATCATACATTCTGTTCTCTTTTATAGGTTTCATAAACAATGCCTACAGCAGCCAACAATTCTTTCATTCTTGAATTTTTCTGTTCCACGGCATCATACATGGATGCTTTAATTTGAACTTCAACAGTATAATTGGCAAGTTCTTCGTGACTCATAGCCAACAGTTCTTCTTTTGTTTTCATGCTCTTATGTGTGCTAATTATGTTTTCTTCTTTTAATCGCCCTCTATTGTTTCTGGGAATACTTTCACTTATTACTCCGGTAACAGTATAGTATTTTTGGAACATAGGTACATCTGCACCAGATAACCATCCTGTTGTCAGGTGATACTTATCCTCTATTATTGTTTTGTATACATCTTTAAAAGCTGTAACTCCGTTCTCTATTCTTGAATAAGTATTCTGACCAATCTTAAGTATATCAGACATTTGCTGTTGCGTCATATTCATTTGAATTCTGAATTGCTTCAGTCTGCTTTTTTGCTTTTCCATACTAATAAATGTTATTCATTCTCTTTCTCAAGCCTTTTACTATGCTTTTCTATATATATTGAAGAACAAGAAAAAATAGAAAATGAGATCCAAAACCAAACATTATCAGGATTGGCAAGCAATATTACCATAATCAATGATAAAGCCCAAATAGTTAAAATCGGTGTTCTTTTCATAACTTATTGATTATCTTTTTATTATGATGTAAAACTACTTTATTTTTGACTTTTATCCAAAAATTATACTTTGAAAAAACTTGTCATTAACATGATATAACAATTTGATAATCAGGTTTTTAAAGAAGCGTACTTCACTACATCATAAGCATTACAATACCATCTTCCATTTTGGCGATTGGCAGGTTTCTTTTCGGCTCGTATCGCCCCAGAACCAACCAAACGAAACAAACGAGATCTACCTCCAACTATATCAGCAGCCTCACGTTGACCAAAAGTCTTATCATTAAGGACTATCTTCAATACATCTTCATCAATCATATCTAATCTTTGAAAAGGTTATTCTTATGGGCATATTGGATAAATTCAGATTTCTCGTGAATATCCAACTTTAAATAAACCGATTTAATATGGTTTTTAACTGTATGAGGGGAAAGATAAAGCCTTTCTGCAATATCCTCATTATTAAAGCCTTCATATACCAACTGCATAACTCTCATTTCCGCATCTGATATACGGCAGTTGAATTGTGGACAGCAAATAACGCCCTCATATCTGCATTCACCACGCATAGGACATCTCACACGTTCAAAATTGAATCCACCTTTTTTATCTATATCCCTGCTAGTATTATCCAACTCTCCAAAATTGCACTTGCAAAATCTATTTACCATAAGAAATTGAAAGTATGGGATATTCTGCGAACTTCTGCTATAACATTCCATTAATGCTTTATACGCTTCAGGATAACACTCCCTTATACGTTCGAGGATATCTTTCACAAGAACAGTTTCTTTATCTGTTATCGGTTTATTGCTTCCGTCAGGAAACATGCACCAAAGTTCATCTTCAAATATGTAAAACTCCAAATCACTCATCATTCCACACATTTTAGTCGGACCATAGATTTTCAGGAGATATCCCTGTTATTTCAGAAAGGGCAGCGATATGTTCTGGGTTATTAGGTTTCATTCCATATACAACCCAGTTTCTTACAGCAGTAAAAGACACTCCTGTCTTTTTTATCACCTCGTTGATAAACTCAGTTTTGGGATGAGTAGCATTTGGAAGATTTGAATAATAGTCCTTTAAGGTTATTTTATCACCTTCACAAAGCTTTTTGGTTGTTTTTAAATCATCTTTCATTATCTTTGTAGTGTTATATAATTAATAGCAATGCAAATATATCAATTATAGATAAATATACACTATAAAACAGATATATTTAACTTATTTTTATATGGATAATAGATTAAAATATCTAAGAAAATATCTAAGAATGACCCAAGCACAACTTGCTGAAGTATTACACATGAGGCAAAACAGTTATTCTCAGATTGAAATAGGAAACGTATCACTAACAGATAAAAACAAATATTTGTTAGAAAATAAGTATCATCTAACCCCAGGATGGTTGGATGGGGAAGATGTGCCAATGTTCATAAAAGGGGATGCTATAGCTGGAATTATGGAAAAAAGACTTCCCATAACCAACAAGGAGAAGCTAAAAGAAAAGATTTTAGAAGAACTTATAGAACAAAAACTGGAAGGTAAAAGTGATTCCATTTCTATGAGTAGAGAAGTTTTTGAACAGATATCAAGACTTACTGAAACCGTGTTGTCTCAGCAAAGAACTATAGAATCAATGCAGGAACAGAATAAAAAATTTCTTGCCCAGCAGGAAAATGTTGTCAGATGTGCTCATGTAAGTGGGTCGGATATTTCAACGAGCGACATAAAGAACCAAAATATTAATAAGGGAATAAGATGAATATATCAGATGAAGGAATAGCTATAAGCAATCGTTTTTTTAAAGCTATAGCAATATTAAAAGAACAGAAAAAGATTAGAGGGCTTCAGACTTTCACTAGAAAACACAATTTGAACAGATGGAATGTGAACCAAGTAAAGTTTTACCCAAGTCGAAGTGTGTTAAAACCTGAATGGATTGTATATATACATGAAGATTACGGGATTTCTGTAGAATGGATAGTACTAGGAAAAGAACCTATTTTTGATCCAAACTGGAAAGAGCATAAATAAAAAAATGTGCAAGAACTTATCCTTGCACATTTTTCGATAACTTGCAACATATTGTATTACAAGTAATTAACCTATAAATTGGATAAACATTCGTAATGAATAGGTCCCGGGTTCGAGTCCCGGTTTCGGCTCAAGAAGCGGT